GGGCGAATACAAGGACCGGCTGCCCGAGCTGCACACGGTCGAGATGCGCTGCTCGATGGATCTTGAGCCCTACAACCGGATGAAGAAAGATTTCGTGCTGGAGCTGGGCGAGACGATTACGGCGCCAACCGCAGCGGCCGTCACGACCAAGCTACAGCAACTGGCCGGCGGGTGGGTCTACGGCCCGGTGGGCGCGGAGTGGCTGTCGACGCACAAGTATGACCTGCTGGACGAGATCCTCGAAGAGAACCAGCACGACAACACCATCATCGTCTACAACTACAAGGAGGAGCTGGCCGAACTCCAGCGCCGCTATCCGAAAGCGCGGATGATCGATGGCGCCATCGACGACTGGAACGCCGGCAAGATAGAGCTGCTGCTGCTCCACCCGAAGAGCGCCGGCCACGGTCTAAACCTTCAGCACGGCGGCAACAAGATCGTCTTCCTGTCCCTGCCGTGGTCGCTCGAACTCTACGAGCAGACCATCGGCCGGCTGCACCGCTCCGGCCAGACGCGCGACGTGTGGGTCTACAACCTGATCTGTGACAAAACTATTGACGAACAGATTGTCAGAGCGTTAAAGGATAAAAGATCTTTAGCAGAGGTAGCGCTGGATGCGCTTTCATAGATACGAGGACACATGAACTATCGAGAACTGCATGAAATCATCATGGATCTGTCGGAGACGGAACTCCGGCAGATGCTGGAGGAGGAGCGCCGCGGCGACCGCCGACGCACCTTCATGATCCGCCTGCATCAGCGCCTGTGCGCGCTGCGGGCGCAACGGGAACGGGAGGAGATTGAGCGTGTCTGTTCAGCAAACTCTTGAGGATCGTAACGCGACGCACGGCGACTTTGCCGACCATGCGCGCGCGACGCAGATGCTGAAGACGGTGATCCAGAATCAGCCAGGCTGGAAGGATCTGAACGCCATGCAGCGCGAGTCGCTGGACATGATCGCCCACAAGATCGGGCGCATACTGGCCGGTAATCCGAACCACGCCGACCACTGGCATGACATTCAGGGCTACGCCAAGCTGATCGAGGACCGGCTGTGAACAGGGTTAGCAAATACATCCATGTCCGTAGCGGCATCTCCTGCGGCCCCGGCGACGGGCGCCGTGTGCTGCTATCGTTACCGCGGGTAGAATGGCTGGAGCGGCAGCCGGACTACGAGCCGTGGCCACCACTGAAAGAGCCCGAGCCCGAGCCGGACTTCCAGCCAACAAAACACTCTTTCCGTCCGCAGTTGCGAAGTCATGAACTGTCTGAACGGCAGAAACAGGCGTGGGATCTTTACCAGAGCGATCTGACTGTGACTCAGATCGGGGCGAAAATGGACTGCACACCGAACGCCGCCAGCAAACTGGTGGCGCAGGCGAAAGAAAAGCTGGGGATAGGACTGGAGAAATGAGCATCAAAGGCGTCGGCAAAGCCGGTCAACACAACGTCTTCATCCTGACCGACCGCGAGAAGCAAATCTGGGAGATGCGCAAGACGAAAAGCACCAAGGAAGTCGCGGCGATCATCGGCACGTCAGAAGCAAACGTCCGCAAGTTGTTTGAAAACGCGAGGGACAAGGTATGCTCAGATGGCTCTACTGGATAATCGCTATCCTGACCGCGCTGATATGGGCGGCGGTGTTGACGTTTACGAATAAAGGTGGCGCGGGATGACTGAACAGGAACGCGAAGAACTGATTGAGAAGATGGCGCGAGAAATTAGCCGATATAACTATGATACGCCGTGGCAATTTTTTATCCCAGAAGCCCGCGCCGCACTCGCTGTCGCTGAGCCGGTGATTCGGGAGCAATGTGCTCAAATCTGCGAAAGGCGGTATATGGGTGATAATACGCGCGAGGATATGGAGGCCAAACGCTGCGCCGCTGCTGTTCGGGAGGGAGGGAAAGATGGTTGACATCCTTGAGAGACTGCAAAGCCCGCAAACGTCGCTAGGCACATTGTGGCCGCAACCAAATCTGCACGAAGAAGCCGCCGATGAAATCACCCGCCTGCGCGAAGAACTAGCCGCCGTCACCGAACGTATGTCGAAGCTGGACTTTAAGCGGACAGCGGCTGAATTGGAGCGGGACGCCCTGCGCGAGGAAAACGCGCGGCTGCGGGAGGCGCTGAAGCCGTTTGTCAAAGAAAATTATTTCACGACTGAAATATATGACGCCGCAGCCGCCGCATTGAAGGAGACGGGGGATGAGTGATGACATCAAGACAGTCCAGATGACCCACGGAGAGGCGATGGAAGCACTCTGGCGTCGGGAACAGGTGATTAAGCGGTTACAGCACGAGAACGAGAAGCTACGGGCGGCGTTGAAGCCGTTTGCTGACATAGCGCCAAAATACGACCCGCCAGAGGGCGACGACGACCAGCCGTTATATGACACGCGGAATTTCCCGACTATCGGCCAAATCCGCGCCGCAGCCGCCGCTATTCTGGGAAAAGTTAAAGACGAGGCCGCTTGTCCAGAGCCTGACGAAGCTCCTTAATCTCGTCGCGCAGCGCCTCTATCTCGTCGGTTAAATCCTTAACCCGAGCCTCGTATCCGTCAATGAGAGCTTGAAAGTGGCGGGTGATGCTGTCCATCTTCGACGCCGCCGCGTCCGCCTCCAGCTTGGTGGTCTCGGCGGCGGCTTTCTTTCTGCCCATCCAGAATCCGATCAGGCCAACGGGAGCCGACAGCGCGGCGCCGTATTCCTTCAGAGCTTCCAGAAACTCCTGCGCCTCGCGTGTCATTTAATCCATCCGCATTTCAGGGCCATGCCGACCGCGTTGTGTTCCTTGATCTGGGCAATCGTCGGCTTGGTGTCGTGCCGGCTGTAGTAGATCGCCCGCGCTGCGGTGCAGAAGTCAGTCCCTGAGAAACGGGTCTCGCTCGTCGATTGACACGCCGTCACGAACGGTAGCAGCGCGAACAGCTTCGCGAGCCGCCACGGCGATCTGGGCGTTGCGGACCTGTTCGTTGAGAGCGTCAAGTCGTTCCTGCACACGGCCTGCGTCCACCATCTTTACGGCGTATAGCCACTCGAAGATCTTGCCAGCGACCGAGAACAGGCCGCTGACAACGGAGAGGATGGCGAGGATCACCGCGTCCCGCCGGTCACGTTCCAGTCCTTGGCCGCGATCAGACCGATGGCGACCAGCGCGCCCTGAAGGTCTTCCCAGTTGATCGACTTCGTCTGCCACGCATTCCACAGGACGGTGAGCAGCGCGAGGATTCCGGGAATTGTGGTCATCCAGTTAGTCAACATTTCGGCACTCCGTAAAGTTCGGTCTTGTCTGTTTGCATACCACCTTCTGGCGTAGCCGACCAGAGTTTTCAAACCCCGCGCCTTCGACCGAGCAGCCCGTGAGCAGCGCCGCACCCCAAAGGATCAGCGAGAACACCGTGGACCAGATCAGAAAGCGCAAGGTCTCTTGGATCATTGATTGGCCTGCTTCAGAGCGTCCCTGAAGGCGCGAGCATATCCCGCGACGAGTTTTGCCCTGTCCGTCCCGTTTATGATCCGCCGCGCGCCGACATAATCCACCCGGTTCTTGGTTATGTAATCCGCCAGCTTCTTGCCGGTGAACATACCCTTAATCATACCCTCGAACGCGGCGCGCAGCGCGATGGGCCACGTCAGCAGATCGCCAGGTTTCTTTGCGCCAAACTTGACGGCGTTCTCTTTCCACGTCACCTGCACGAGACCTTCGCCAACCCACGGGTAGTATTTCTTCGACCGCAGGTAACGCTCGCCGCCCATCTCGCGGATCGGCTGCATCTTGTGCGCCGTCTCATGCACGACCGTCGCCAGCAGATAGGCCAGCTCGTCGTCCGACATCTTTGGCCAGTTCTTGCCGCGGTAGTTCAGTATGTTGGTGACGCCCTCGACCTGCGACTGCGTCATCTTCCCGCCAAAAACGGACTGCCTGATTCTGTTGAAGAAATATTCCCTGTTCATCGGGCCATCGCATTCTGGTTTTGGGATTGGGTCATGACGTTCACCGCGCCGATGGCGCGACGCGCGCGCGTTTCAGGTTTGACAGGCGGCGGCGCAACGGCGCGGGGTTTCGACGTGCCTTGCTCCAATATGGTCAGAACTCGATTTGGGTCGTCATACAGGTCTCGCGCAAGCCTTGCAGCAACCCGCGCATTCTGACGTTTTTGTAGAAACCGCTGCGTCGCATGGATGAGATTGAACGGATAGGACAGCGGGTTATACCATTGAAACGGCGCTTCCTCTGCTATGCGCTCACCCAGATCGGCTGGCGCTTTAGCGGAAAGCCGCTCCATTTGTCTCATGCGCTCAAGATCATCAATAGCCAGTTTGATATCCCGCTTTTGCGCGTCGCTGAACCCGCTAATATCCGCGCGCAACTGCGCGTCTGTAGTGGGGGCGGTTTTTGATATGGCTTTTAACTGCTGATGTTCTTCGGCCAGCGCCTTCATAGCGTCGAACTGATCTTTGCCGACAGCGCCGATAATAGAACGCCGCTGCGTGTTGAGCAAGTCAAGCGCTTTTTTGGGCTCGCCAGCCGTCACATTAGCCAGCACAGAATCGCTGACTTCTTTGGCCAACGCTTCCAGAGCCTCGGGCGATTTACGCAGGCGCTCTTTTAGAAAGCTCATCTCTTGAGATGATTTTAGCGCGTCATTGACAAGCGCTTTGTAATCCGTTTTCTTTAGTGCTCTGGCCTGTTCCGTAAGCGTCGCGAGCCCGCTCTGAAACTTTGCGGCGTCTGCCTGAACGCGCGAAACGATATTGGTTACGTCTGAGCCGATAATTGATAATGGCTCGCGGTATTCTTCTGCGAATTTAGCCAGAGCAGCAGGATCAACGATGCCTTCCTTGACAGCCGCTTTCCGCGCCATGGCCAGAACAGCATCGTTTACGTCTTTCATAACGGCGGGGTTATCGCCAAAAGTCGTCACAAACTGACGTGCGTTACGACCATCCGACAGAAACTTCTTTACTGTCGTATCAGGCGGCAATGCAGTCTCATTTTTGATATTTGTCCGCATAAGGTCAGCCGTTACGCCTGTGCGATACGGCTTTACCATCTTTTCAACAAACGTCTCGTTGGCTTCTTTCCACGCCTTTCGCGCCTCGGCAGGGATATTCTTGCTTGATTCTACAAGGTCTTGCAGTTGTTTTTGGAGCTGAAGTAGATTTCCCCTACGATAGTTTGCTTTAGTGTCATTTGGCGCCGCGCGGAAAGTTGCCGATAATTCAGCATTTATAGCCTTGTTAAGTTTACCTATAGATTTGAACGATGCAATAACCGGCGCAGCGCCCGTGGGCTCCGCATAATAGCCGGCGCCTTCACCGAGAGAAACCCAATCTCCGCGCCCGGCAGGGCGTAGCTCAGATATCGCTTCTGCTAAAGATTCAGGAACTGTAGAAGAGGAAAATTCAGCAGTGGTGTCCGCCAGCATACGCTCTGCTTGGCGCACAACAGGCGAGATATCTTCTTTTGCGCGGCCAAAAGCACCTTTGAATGGTTTTTCAAACGCGGTTTCAACTTCTTTTTTGGCCGCTTTCTTTCCTTCTTCCGCAGCGCCTTTAATAGCAATACCGCGCTCATACAAGTCTGTAGGAGGAAGCTGCTTTTCCAGCGCGCCAAGTCTTGATTGAAGAGCGTTACGTTCTTCGGCAAGTCCGCGCAGCGCCACATCGCGAATGATGCGCGGGTTGGCCAACTCTTCAGGAGACAACTGTCCGGCGCGCTCCTGTATCGTCGCCTCGACACGCGCCAACTGATCGCGGATAGCCGCAGCCTGTTGCTGCGGACGTTCGAGAATGGCGCGCCCCGCAGGCGTTTCTACGCTGCCGTAGCTCTTTTCAAGCGCCGCCAGACCCGGCAACTCTACGCCGCCCGCCGCTGTTGCTTCAGCAAGAGAGGGTGCTGGCATACCGGGCGTGCGCGGGATAGCGACGCCGCGCTCATACGCCGCGCGGATGTCCGCCGGAGCGGCGGGAGACGTAAGCGTCGCCAATCGATTTTGTATCGCGGCCTCATCTGTAGATATGGGCATAACGCGGCTTACAAGATTTCGCGCGCCGGTTTGCGCCGCTTCTGCGCCTCTTGTAAGTGCTCGACCCGAAAGCTGAGCCGCACCGCCAACCAATGACGGAACGCCCATGATGTCCGTAGCAAATCGCCCCGGCTGAAGCGCCGCCGTTCGGAAAGCCGCTTCCGGCGACCCATACGACTCGCCGTAGCTGGCCATGACATTCGCCGGAAGCGACAGAAGCCGACCACCATACTCACCCGTCAGCCGCATGGCGTTTTCGTCGCCGAACGCAGCCTGCCCGGCCAGAATCGGCAGAGTAACCGCCCCTTTAGCGGCTTCAGCTATAGGCGCTAGCGGCGCCAGTGGACGGCCTTCCATGACCGGTTTGGCGTATTGACGCGCAGCAAGACCCGCGCCGCCCGCCATCAACGCGCCAATGTCCAGAATATTGCTGATAGCCTCTTCGCCTGTCTTCGGCGCGACGCCAAAAAACGGCTTCTCAAACACGGGAGACGCTTTTTTCTCTTCCGGCACCCCGCCAAACTGCGAAATGATGTCCGAATAGTCGGACGCTGGCGTGCCGCCGTATTGAGAGATGATGTCGGAGTAGTCAGCCATTAGCGGCCTCCGCGCGCGGCTATGGCGGCGCGGACCTTATCCGCGACGCTGGCCGGGAACTTGTGCGGCCCCTTGCCGGGGATGTCGATTGTAACCATTTCCTCGCCGCCGGCTTGCCCCCGCCGTGCCGAGATTATCTTGGCCTCTTCTTTTGGTGCGTTATACAGCGCTTCTCCAGAACCAAACTGTTCGTTCAGGCTGTTAAGATTGCGGAAGGCGCTGCTGACATTCGCAATGTTGTCGGGGTCAGACAACGCGCCGAGAAGGCGTTTGCTCTCTTCGTTAGAGTCAAAGTTCTTGCCTTGTAGCCCCGCCGCTGCCGCAAACTGAGGAATCGCAGTCGTAATGCGCGACTTCAGATTGTCCACAATAGCCTGACGTTCAGAAGCGTTCAGTTTGCCGAAAAACTCTCCGAGAAACGTCTTGTTGCCAAGAGACGCCAATCGTTCCCCGACGTTTTCACCGGGAACCGTAATACCGTAGTTCTTCGCCAATTCGATGTAATCGGACCCAATGCCCGTCAGCGTCTTGGAGAACCTGTATTTTCCGACCGCTTCGCGCTCGCGACCAATTGGAGCGGTTCTGCGAAGTTCTTCTTCAATAGCCATTTCCTTTTGCGCCGCCATGACCTGCGGCGGCAACTGAAAATCACCGCCAGCAGGCGCGCGTCCGATAGGCGCGTTTGGGCCGCGAACTATTGGCGCTGCCGGTTCAGGGCTCTCTGCCGTCTGCCGCCCATATGGCAGCTCGGGCAGCTTCATAACGCCTTGCGTCGTTGTGATCATGCCCGGCATATCTGCGGTAGGAGGTGTAAGAACCTGAGCGTTTCTGCGCTTGATCTCTTCCGCCAACATAGCCTGCGCGCTCTGTGCAGTCGTGTAGAGACCACTGACCCGTTTAGGATCATAGCCGCCCTTGACCAACGCCTTTATGCTGGGCGGAAGATCCGGGTGCGTAGTCACAAAGTCTTGAAGTTCGTTGTAGCCTTCGCCGCCTTGCTGCACACGCGCCGCCAGTTCGCCAACCTGCCCCAGAAGCGCGCTGTCAGCTTCCAGAGACGACTTTTTGGCTTCAGAGCGCTGTCTTTCCGCGCCGGCCATATGTTCCTGCGTCATAGCGCCATAATACGGCTGCTGCATACGGACGCGCGCGCCCGTTTCAAATAGCTGCCGCGCGGCATCGATATCGCCTGCGCGCGCAATTTCCTGATACGCTCCGGGCGCAGCGATGTCGAAACCGGGGCGAGACAAGAGACTTTGAAGCGCCTGCTGCGCCTGCGCCTTTCGCTGATATTCGGCAAGCTGCGCCTGCGCCAGCGCGTTCTGCTGCTCGCGATAATCCATCGCCTGCATCTGGGCGAGCATGTTCATCGGGCTGTAGGACTGCTGCGGCTGTGCGAGACCGGCGGCGATGTCGTAGCGAACTGGCATTGGTCAGACCTCAGAAGAATGTCGGGACCATCTGGCCCCCGAAAGACTGATACCCCATTGCGCCGGTTCCGGCTGTCTGTGGCTGGCCATACCGCCGGTTGTAGACCGCGGCCGCCATCGCGTTCTCACCGATCCCGCCCAGCGCGCCCTGTAAGGCAGACTGGCCACCCATATAGCTGGAGGCGCGGGCCTGACCGGCCTGCTCAATTCCCTGCCCGATCGCCGCTCCGCCAGCCAGCATGGTGTTGGCGATGTTGCGGCCTACATCGACGCCCATCTGGCCCGCCTGTATAGCCGCAGACGATCCGGGGGCTGCGAGCCCCTGCAACGCCTGAAGCTGCAACTGACGCTGCTGAAGAAAGCGGTTATAGGCGTTGCCGTATTCCTGGCTGCCCATCTCCTGCCCGAAGCGGGCGGCTTCTTTCAGCGCGGCGCCGGACTGGAGCCCGGCCCGAGCAGCGGCTGAGCGGTCGATGGCCTGCTGGCCCTGCTGCACGCGGAAGGCATAGCCGGGGTCAGCCTGATAGTCCGCCATGCTGAACGGCTGCGCGTAGGATCCGTAGCCGGCAGCGGCCTGATTGCCGCCGATGCCGTAAAGCTCCTGCATCCGGTTGGTCGCCGCGACGCCGCCCAGCCGGAACGGCTCCATGCGAGCGACCGACTCTTCATACATCTTCTGCTGCTGCTGGCGCGCTGCTTCAGCCTGCTGGGCCTGTATCAGCGCCGACATCATCGACGCCTGCGACTGGGCCTGACCGGCCTGTCGAGCAGCGCCCGCGCCCATGATGCCGCTGATGCCGCTAGCTGCCGCGCCGCCGAGTGCTGCGATTGTGAAAGGGTCCATTACTGCCTCACTCGTAGAAGATGTTGACGCTGCCCGCGTCGAAAGTGCCTGCCGTTATTACAGAGAGAACCGACAGCGCGCCCGCCAGCGTTTTGGTCGACGACGCCAGATAATAGGAGTTTGTCCCTGTAGACACGATATTACTGGACGTGACCCATATGTTGCCGCTCACACGCGTAAGTATGGCGTGTCCGTTAAAAACATACGCCGCGCCCGATCCTACGCCGGGCACAAGGAAACTGAACGTAGTAGAACTTGTTACGTTGACGCTGCTGCCACCATACGAAATGGCGCTATCGTAGCCTGTAGTCTCTACGCCAGCGGCAGGGCCTATGCGTATGTAAATGTCCGACGCAGCAGCGGTGCTGACACCGTTCAGCATAACCGTAACCCGGTTTACCCAAGTAGGGATACCAGTGAAATCTTTATTACTTCCTGTGGTTGTGGACTGAGCGGTGCCAGTCGTTATCGGGCGATATACGCCACCGATCAAACTGTCTTTCAGTAAGACGCCGTCAATTGTAACGCCAGCCGCTGCCGTGCGTTCGCTGATAGTATCGGTGATGACAGAAGTTGTAGCGGTAATGGTGGCGGAAGACGCGATGTCGCCCAGCACGTCCAACTCAACGCCTGCGGACGGCGTCTTGCCGACGCCAACAAGCCCTGTGTCCGTGACGCGTATCCGCTCCACGCTGTTAGTTGTAAAGGTCAGCGACCGCGCGCCAGCCGCAGCAATATCTGTTAAAGATGCGCCCGGCGTTATCTTAGCGTAGAGCGTCCCGGCCGTCGCCGTGAACGCAAGGTTGCCGCCGGAGATATCCACTTTCTCGGACGGCGCTGCCGTCCCTACGCCCAACCGGCCCTGATTGTCTACGACAGTCGGTGTCGAGTCCGGGTCCGCTTCGTCCTGAACGCGAAGCGCCAGACCTGTGCCGGTCTGGGTGATCTTGAGCGCCGGGCTGGACGAACTGGTGTCAATTGTCACGTTGCCGGACAGCGCCGGCGACACGCCCGAAATAGGTGCGGAAATATAGTCGACCGTCCAGATCTCGACGTCATTGGCGTCGGTCAGCTTGAACTTGAAGTTCGCGCCGCTCAGCCAAATGCTGGCCTCGCCCCGAGCGTTCAAAATTACAGGATTAGGATTAGCCGTAGCGCCGGTATTGTCGGTATAGGTCGCCTGCGGCGTCGTTGTGCCGGCCTGATAGGTGTAGACCTTCCCGCCCACCAATGGCTCGCCGTTGATGTCGAAAAACTGCATCTTGGGGGATGGGGTAAGAACCGCCATTATTCACCTATATTGCACGACACGGTCAGAATGACCGAGGGGATGGCCGGGCAGAACGCGGTTGCCGGATCAGCCAGAATTTGCGCACCTGTATTGGATGTCGCCCACATTAACTCAAAGTAGTCGCCTGTATTCATCCTTAACACAAAATTCCACGCGGCGACATAGGCGTCATTTACACCTTGCATATGTATTTTCGTAGCCGAATCAGGGATATCTGTTCCGTTTACGCGAGCCCATATAAAAACAGTTTTTCCGGCTCCAGTAGTGCTTTCAAGCTGCGCCGAAAACTGGAAGTTGTAGGCCCCCGGCCTGTCTACATATATGCGGGAGGTAGGCGTGCCTCGATAGACGCCGGCCGACAGATCTGTGTTGTTGAACGTGATGGCGTAGGCAGTGTTCGGGGCTGCCGCTGTCTGGTCCGTCGTGTCGTAGAACGTGCCGTAGCGCAGAGACCCGCTGCCAAGGACCGCGAAGATGTTGTAGAAGAACCGATACCATTCGCGAGAGATCAGGTCCGTGAACGTGATCGGGACGCGGGACGCCGGGATTTGAGAGATGTTCTCAGGCATTGGTCGGGCTCAGGATAAGTTCTGCACCCATAATCGCAATCTTGACCGGATCGGTGCCGGAGATCTCATAAACACGGTCGCGCAACTTCTGTGTCATGCCCAGACGCCGCCAGATGACGCGCTTGCCGTATTGCCCGGTCTGGCCCATAGACTTCCAATGTTCGTTTGACCATGTGTGGCCGCCATCGTCCGACCACCGAAGCATAACCTGCGGATCGTTGCCCTGCCCGGTTACAAGCCCAACGCCCGATTCGCAATCAAGTTGAAGACTGTGCTGGGCGGTTCGCTTCAGGTCATTCTGCCCGGTTGGCAGAGCCCGCCATGACCGAAGCCACTTCTGAACCAGCCCGGCTTCGGAATATACGTTCATGTCGTAAGCATACAGAGTGCCGGTAACATAGTCACCAATGACAATCTCATTGGCAAAGTTCATCTGACACTGTCCAAGATGCCGGGTAAAGTTATTGTTCTCCCATCCGGCGCGCTCGTGCCAGACGCCGGTCGACACGTCGAACACCCATGTCGTGTTGGCGGTCGGGAAGTTCAGCACATAGAAGGCATGGCCGTCTTGCTGATAGGTATATGCGACGGCGTCGGCCAGCGTCGTGTATTGCTGGATCTGCCACTCGACGGCGTGCGTCGAGACGCGCTCGCCGGTATAACCCTTAGACCTGTAGACAATGCCGTTACCGCGGGCGTCCTTGCCGAGCCAGAACAGCGCGTTGTCCAGTTTGGCGACCGAATACGGAGCCTGACAGCCAATTTCATTGAACGCGCCCTGAATACGGGCGAGCGGAAAGTCGGGCAGCCCTGCGTTATACCAGACCTCGACCGACGTCTGCCCAAACAGCCAGACTTCGCGATGATCGACGATCAGCGTGACAAGGTCATCTGGCGAGCCTTCTGCGCTGGCAAAATCAAGCGGATCGACTGACGTGCCGTCATAGAGCGACGTCACCCAGAATTTCTGGCTGTTGGGTTCGTTGAAGACAAAATAGCCATCCAGAAAGCCAACACCTACGGCGCCGTAAAAATCCGGGTCTGTGATCTGCGCGAACACGTCCGTGTTGGCGTTGTAGATGTAGCCGTTGGCTCCAGCCGCAATGAAAAGCTGTATGCCGTTGTCGACCATATTGACCGGATTGGTTCCGGCAACGAGCCCCTTGTCGGTGTAATTCCAGTTTGAATCTATCTGATAGAAGCGGTTGCCCGACACCGCATAGGCGTAGTCGCCATAGGTCCAAAGCCCTCGAACCGGACCGGTCGGAAGCTGGACGAGCTGGCGCAGCCCCGGCGCGCGCTGAAGATACGCCGGCTGCTTGCCGCCATCAGCAACGATCTCGGGAAACAGGTTCACCATCCGGTTGTCCGCAGCGTTGACGCTGCGGGCGACATAGCTGGAGCCAAGGATCGGCGTCTGCATCAGGCTTGACCCCCGCACATGACAGGGTTAATATTAACCACATGACCCCAGAACGCCTCAAAGAACTCGTGCACTATTGCCCGGACACGGGCGTTTTTACTTGGGCTAAAACGCGTCGAGGCTGCCGCTTGGGCGATACCGTTGGATGCCGCATGAAGCACGGTTATATTGGTATACGTCTTGATGACACCCTTTATCTTGCGCATCGTTTGGTGTGGCTTTATGTACATGGTAATTGGCCGGCAGATCAGATTGACCATATAGATGGAAACCGTGCCAATAACAAATTGGCAAATCTGCGTGAAGTCACTAACATGGAAAACGCCCAGAACACGCGGAATCCAAGACCAAACAACAAAAGCGGTTTTCTTGGGGTAAGAAAAGAGAACAGCAAATGGTTGGCCGAAATAAAAGTCAATTACAAACCTATCCGCATAGGTTTGTTTGATACTCCTGAGGAGGCGCATCAAGCGTATATCTTGACTAAACGTGAGCTTCATGCCAAGAATACCCTTTAAAATCAGTAATTTCCAGCGTATACATTGAACCTTTGTCTGGTGCCCACGATACTGTAGGGCAGCGCCATGACGTCGTCAGGGTTGTTGATGCGTTTCAGGTTGCGCTTGCTATACATGGCGATGCGCTGCACTTGCGCCGACGGCTCGATGCCAAACTCTGGCGCCA